AGCAGCAGCATCGGCATCGTAAACTAGAATGTTACGATCTACACCAGCGGCTAGTAGTGTGTGCCAACCGTCATCATTCATCTTCTTGACAAAACCGGCTTCTAAAACGCGAGCAGCGCGTGAGACGACATCCCAACGAGCTTCACGGACATAACGAAGTAGCATGTCAATAGCATTGGCGATGCTATAGGTCGGAATCATGACGTAATCGCCTTCAACAGCGCGTTCAGGAATACGACCATGACCAGGATTGGTATAAGCAACGAATTCATCTTCTTGACCAGGAGCAAGTAGATCAAGAGGAAATTCTGTTGAAGTACCAGGCTCCATAGTAATACGTTCAAAGATACCACCGGCGATATCGCCAACAAGAACACCTTCACGGAGAGGTAGTTCAATAGCCTTAGCTAGTTCGTGTTGTGCAACTAGAGCCTCGGCCTTATTAGCTGAACCAGCCTTCTTTAGAAGGTCGATAAATTCAGGACTTGGTTTCTGTGTGAAAGACATTATGTATTTCTCCTATCTATGAGTTTAAATTAGGGAAGGTTGATGGAAACTTTAGCGAAACCATCAGCGTCCTTTGTTGAAAGGAAACGACCAATGGCCGGGGCAGTACCATCTTGTGTTCCAGCAATTAGACCGGAATCAGCAAGATATGCAACCTGACCAGCAGTCGGATTACCACTAATCTGGTCGGTAACAACGAAGCCCTTTGTTAGAATGGTAACTTTACCACCCTTTTGAACTTCATCTTTATGCCAGTTAATGTGCTGACGAGTCTGATCAATATCGACCATATCGTTTAATAGAACACCTAGTGCAACAGCACCAGACGCTTCAGCAGCAACTGTAGCTAGTGCAGAGCTGTTATCCATAGCAGCACCAGATCCCTGTGTGCTGACAGAAACAACCTGCCCTTTTTCAGCAGTTTCGTTTAGGAAAAAACTAATTTCAGTATCGAGTTCGTGACGATCACCTTTAAGTGCCATTATATGTACCTCACTTACTTAAGATTTTTAGTTGTTTTTAGAACAGATGTTCTAAAGAATTCAGCAGCAGATGCAAAACCGCTTTGCACCGGCTCAGGAGCATCAACTAGAGCGGCCTCAGTTTCTTCAACTTCAGCATCTTCTACTTCTTCTTCTGCAACTTCTTCTTCTACTTCTTCTTCAGCTTCAGCAACTGGTTCTTCAACAACCACCGGTTCTGGATCAGAAGGAGATTCTAGACTAACATGAGCCTGTGTTTTGATGAGATCAAGCATCGCAGCAAATGCTTCATCATCTACAACATCAAACTTAGCAAGTGTATCTTCGATTTTATCTTCAGATATACCAGCATCTTTAGCTTGTGCTGTACGAATCATTTGGCGAATTTCTGCTTTAGCATCACCAAGTTCTTTTGATGTATCAGCTAGTTTAGCTTTAACATCTTCTAGTTCTGAAGTAAGTGTAGCAGCACTTTCTTCCATTTCTGTGATCTTAGCATCTCTATCAGCAATTGTTGCAGTTAGACCTGCAACAACAGCCTCATGATCAGCCTTGATAGTCTCTAGTTCGTCATTGACAGAAGCAACCGCTGCTTCTACTTCAATTTCGACACTATCGACGCTTTGAGAATCAGACATTCTGAACTCCTCTATTAAAAGATTACTAGTTGAATCATCGAATGGATCTTCTTCTGTTTTAAGAATAATACTTCTTGGATTGGCCGGTTTATTAACCAAGCCCTTCCCAGAAAAAGATATATTTCGTAACAATCTTCCTACTTTATATCCTTCGTATTCTCCTTTCCCACCATAAACTCTAAGATGTTTAGTTAGAAAAGCTGATGTTTCATTTCTTGCTACTACTTTCATCCCACCATCTGGTGAAACTACAGAGTAATCAAAATCTGAAAATAAGCATTCCATAGAAACAGCCCATTTTCCATCCTCTATCTCAGAAATAAGCTGAGACATTCTTTCTCTTAATTCTGGATTACTCCAGCTTTTATATAAAACGGCTGATGTAATAATATCAAATTGTTGGGGTGGTTCTTCACTATCAATTTTATTGCCGTTACGATCAACAACCATGCTGCCAGTTATATGTCCAATTATATCACTTTCATCATGCATATAATTGAACTGTTTGTCTACAGGAGTATCTCTAGCAGCCCAAGCCTCACTAGCATCAAAAACATCATCGTTTTTGTTCCACCCAGTAGAAACTAAAACAGAATTTAAATAGAAGAGATCTATTTGGTCGGGATTAGAAAATCCATAGCCCGCTAGAGTCTTCTCTATTTCTTCTTTATTAGGATGGGCCATATCAGAATCAATTAGTATTTCAGATTCTAATGCAACACTTGCACTAGACTGAACTTTTTCTGATAAACCATCTAATATTTCTTGCGGATAAATTTTCATATGATCACCTCACTTTTCTTATACACCAAATTTTTACGAAAGTGTACTTTTTACATAAGAGTATGCTAGACAATAAATTTGGCGCATATCTTCAACAGAGGGTGACTTAGAATTTTTGCCCATATATTCTTTTATTAAATTGTCCACTTCTACTAATATTTCCCGTTTAATTTTTGCACTAGACTCTAGTATATTAAGTATTATATCCTGACTAATATCAACATATGGATCTAAATTAGCAAGTACAACAAACTTAGATAGTTCAACTTCCTCAGACTCTTGTTTTGTCAACTTTCTAATATTAGATTTACCATAATGAGCTAGTAAAGCAGGTTGTAATATTTCGCTAATTTGTTTTTGAGCATTTGTTGCCCATATCAATAAACTTGCATTTGTTCTTGGATTAACAATTTTTCTTTTACGAGGCTGTGTATCAATAGCATTTTTAGGTCTACCACCGTCTGGATTTTCAGAAGTATTTGGTTTTTTATCCTGCGGTTGTGTGGTAGGAGCCTGTACTACTGGTTCAGGTTTTGGTTTTAAATCGGTAACCTGATCAATAGTTATTACATCTTTATTAAGACCAATCTTTTTATATTCATCTTCTATTTGGGCATTATGATAAGGTCCGGTTTTTGGTGGAACCTTTTTAGATTTGCGCCCACGATTTTCTGTTTTAATTCGCGCATCTTCAATATCGCTAATTTCACCAAACCGTTCACGGACTGTTTCAATAGAAACAATGTCGCGGTCTGCCAGTTGAACAAGTAAACTTTTTTCAGCAGATTCATCAGAAAGTATCATATTATCAAAATGGATTTTTGCCGGTTGTGCAAACCCCATTGCTTTTTGAACTTTTCTAATTTCACCATTCCAAAATTTACTTAATAAATCTCTACCATATTCTAATCTTTCAATAAGAGTTTTGAGAGATACAAAATTATTAGTGTAACCACCGCCATTTCCAGCAATACCTGTAAGTGTTGGTGGAATACCAAGCCCAGCATAAATACTATTAAGAACAGGTTGGTATTTTTCTGTTCCAAGAAATTTAAAAATCTGCGTATTGCTTTCTTTAAAATCAAGTTCTGGACCCCATACTAAATCCATTGTTCCACCACCAACATTACTTGCTAATATATTGCGCAATTTGTCAATGGCATTTTTGGTGGGAAGAATTTTATGATCAAAATCGCCAAGTCGCCAAAGACGAATATTTGAAATAGCACCATCAAGCGCGGACATATCCGCTAACTTCATTTTTTCCAACATTGTGATATCATCAAGAATAGCATTAACCATTGGAAATGCCCATAACTGCCAATCATCCTTTTTATAATGAAATACTAGAAGATTTTCTGAATCCAGCTCTATATGACTATCACCATTCTTTAAAGCTCTTTTAATTTCTTCTGATAAATTATTTAGTGGAATCTCTTTTGATTCATATGCTTTTTTAATAAAAGTAGAAAGTTTTAGTTTATACTTTTTATTACCAGTAAACAAGGCGGTTCTACCACCAACAACATCAATAGTTAATGGATTTAAAAAATCATAAACAAATGGTATACGACGGCGAGAAAGATTTTCTTTTGTAATAATTACATCATCTTCACCACGAGTCATTTGTCGTTGGACGGATTTATTGAGTTTGGCATATCTTCTTTTGATAACAACATTGCCACATCTGAATAATGTATTTAGAAATCTTTCCGATCTCTCTGCGCCACCAACCTCTTCCCACCATCTACGGTAGAATTTTTGCGCATTTTTATCAGGATGTACTAAGGTAATACCCTGTGATCCAAAATCGCCCATTAGATCAATAACATTTTTAATAATGCCGACTTTTTCATAGGCATTCATACATTTA